GTAACTATTTAACCGAAGGAACAGTACATCAATACCAAACTATATACGCTAATCTTAAAGAAATATCATCACAATGGAATGAAAATGATGTGGTTCAAATAGGAGCAGTTTTAGGTATATTAGGTAATACTGGTAGTTCTACAGCACCTCATTTACATTATGAGGTAAATAGATTAGTGGTAAATAAAGATAAACAAATAGTAAAAGAAATAATAAATCCATTAAATTTAATACAAGAAGAATAGTATTCATAGGTGGTTTTATATTATAAAGATATTTATTAAAAAAAACGCGTTATGGTTAGAAATGATATAAAAAACAAACTAGACAATTTTTTAGGCAAAAATACAAACTTAAAACAAGTTAATTCTAATGCAGAATCTAACGAAGTATGTGATTTAGATACTGGTATTTGTTATACTGTAAGAACTAGAGATGGTTTAATAGAAAGAGTAGAAAACCAACATGCTGTTAATAGAAAAATAAATGTAGAATCACCTAATGGGGATGTAAAACAATTGCTTAATGGCTAGTATAGAACAAAAATTAAAAGAAGAATTAGAAAGATTTAAACAAATTGGTAATAATGCTAATAATTTAAATGAACAAGTTTTGGGTTCCGTTAATGGTGGTTCAGGATTTGTAGATGTTCAAGGGCCATCACCAAGAATTAGTCAATTCATTAAGAGACAACAAGAATTAGGAGAACAAGAAGAAGAGGAAGAGTTGGACATTCCAGCTGACCCAGAAGCTGCTGCAGAAGAATTACCTGGGGGAGAAGAAGAAACTGGTGAAGAAGATTTAGAAGCTGAAGAAGAAGGTGGTGAGGAAGAAGTTGTAGATACAGAAACTGAATTAGATACTACAGATACTACCGATGGTACAGAAATAGATGTGACAGATTTAGTAACTGGACAAGAAGAAATCAAAAAAGATATAAAAACAGATAAAGACATTCTTTCTAAAAATACTGAACAACTAAATTCATTACTAAATAAATTAGAAGATTTAGAATCTCAATTAGGTAGTATGGACACTATGGTAAACCAAATTGAAAAACTAGAACAAAAAATAGAAAAAATTAGACCTAAAACACAAGAGGAAAAGTTAGAAGCTAGAAAATATGATTCAGGCCCATTTAGTCAAAGTCTTGTAGATTTTTATCAAGATAATGAAGATAGATTTGAAAAGTCGGGAAAAGATGAATATATTTTAACCGGGAAAGATATAGAAAACTATAATCAATCAGACATTAAACAAAGTTTTAATGTTGAATAGAAACGTTCTATAAAAATATTTTAAAAGCCCATTAGGGCTTTTTTTTTTCATTAAAAATTAATTTAAAATAATTGACTACCCGAATCTTTTTGTTATTTTTATAGAGGATAAAAACAATTTAAAATTAAAAAAAATATATTATTATGATGTCAAGTTTAGATGCAGTATTAGCACAGTACGAAAAAAACAAGCAGTCTTCTTCAACACCAAGAATGTCACAAGAAGAGAGATTAAAACAATATCTTTCCTTAGCTTTACCTAAAGGGGTTAAATCAGGAGAAAGAAGAATTAGAATTTTACCAACTAAAGATGGTAGTTCACCATTTCAGGAAGTATATTTCCACAATACCCAAGTACAAGGAAAATGGATGAAAATCTACGACCCAGGAAAAGATTCTACAGGTAAACCAACCGGGGAAAGAAGTCCTTTAAATGAAGTAGAAGAAGCTTTAAGATTAGCAGGTGATGAACAATCTAAAGAATTAGCTAGACAATATCGTTCACAAAAATTTTACATTGTAAAAGTAATTGATAGAGACGCGGAAGAAGATGGTGTTAAATTTTGGAGATTTAAACATAATTGGAAAGGAGACGGTCCTATAGATAAAATTATTCCTATTTGGAAAAATAAAGGGGATATTACTAACCCTGAAGAGGGTAGAGATTTAATTCTTATTTTACAAGCGGTACCATTACCAGGTGGTAGAGGTGAATACACAACAATATCATCTGTAATGTATGAAGACCCAGGTAAATTAAGTGAAAATGAAACACAATCTAAAGAATGGTTATCTAATGACTCTACTTGGAAAGATGTTTACTCACAAAAACCAGTAGAATATTTAGAAGCTATTGCTAAAGGAGTTGAACCTATATGGGATAATGAGTTAAAAAAATACACATATAACGACCCTAGTAACAAAACAGAAAGTACAACTACCGTAGGTGGTTCTAATTCTACTTTTGTAGACCCACAAGCAAACGACAAACAAGACGAAGATTTACCATTTTAAATAAAAAGATATGGGACTAAAAAAAAGAAGTTTTGCAGATATAAAATCTAAGTACTCTAAAAAGGCTAAGTTTAAACCAGATAGATTTTTTGATTTGGGTGAAGCCTTTTTAGATGCTACAGGGATACCTGGACCAGCGATGGGACATTTACAAATGTTTTTAGGTCACTCAGATACAGGTAAAACAACTGCATTAGTAAAAACAGCAGTAGCAGCTCAACAAAAGAAAATTTTACCAGTACTTATTATAACTGAACAAAAATGGGACTTTAAACATGCAAGAATGTTAGGGTTTGAATGTGAAGAAGTTGTAGATGAGGATACAGGAGAAATAGACTGGGATGGATTCTTCCTATTCAATAATAACTTTGAATACATAGAAGAAATTACCGACTATATTAATACTTTAATGGATGCACAGGATAAAGGTGAAATAGATTATGATTTACTTTTCTTGTGGGATTCTGTAGGGTCTATCCCTTGTAAAATGACTTTCGATGGTAAAGGTGGTAAAATGCATAACGCAGCTGTTTTAGCTGATAAGATAGGTATGGGGATTAATCAAAGAATTGGTAAATCACGAAGAGAAGGTTCAAAGTACACAAACACCCTAGTAGTGGTTAATCAACCTTGGGTTGAATTACCAGACAATCCTTTTGGTCAACCAAAAATTAAAGCTAAAGGAGGTGAAGCTTTATGGTTAAATTCTACCTTAGTTTTTAGATTTGGTAATCAAAAAAATGCTGGAACAACAAATATTTCAGCTGTTAAAGAAAAAAGAAAAGTTAAATTTGCAACCCGTACTAAAATTACAATCATGAAAAACCATGTTAATGGTTTAGGGTATGAGGATGGTAAGATATTGATAGCCCCTCATGGATTTTTAGCTGGACGAGAAACAACTGAAGAAAAAAAATCAATAGAAAAATATAAACAAGAATATGCCGCTTTTTGGTCTGAACAATTAGGCGTAGGTGGTGAATTCGACTTAAAAATAGAAAAAGACAATGAGTAAAGTAAAAACAGGAAACAAAGTAAAAGTTCATTATATAGGTACATTAACTGATGGTAGTGAATTTGACAATTCAAGAAAAAGAGAAAAAGCTTTAGAATTTGTAATCGGAGAAGGTTCAATGATACCAGGATTTGAACAGGGGGTTACAGGTATGGAAATTGGTGAAACAAAAACAATAGAAATCGCGTCACAATTAGCTTATGGACCAGTAAACAAAGAGGCTAGGATTAAAGTTGGTAGAGACCAGTTCCCACCAGACTTTAAATTGATTATTGATGAAGTTATACAAGGAAAAACTAAAAGTGGTAAACCTGCTTTAGCAAAAATTGTAGGCGTAGATGAAAAAGAAATTACTTTAGATATGAATCATCCTTTAGCCGGTAAAGATTTAAAGTTTGAAGTAGAGTTGTTAGAGATAGTAGAATAGTGTTGAACCATAAAATAAATACAAGTGACCAATACATTAATAGTTGATGGTAACGCCTTACTTAAATTAGGATTTCACGGACTTAAAAATTTATCCTACGAAGATAATCATATAGGTGGTGTATTTCATTTTTTAAATAAAATAAGAATAGAAATAGACCACAATCACTATGAAAAAGTGGTTGTATTTTGGGATGGAGAAAAAAACTACACGTCACGTAGAAAAATATATGAAAATTATAAAATTAGAAGAAAATCTAATTTTAGAGATAAAGAACACCAAAACTCGTTCTATAGTCAAAAACAAAGACTCCAGCAATATTTAGAAGAAATTTTTATAAGACAAACTTCATTTAATAACTATGAAGCAGACGATGCTATCGCATTTTATTGTCATAATGTAAAAAAAGAAAATATAACAATTTTAACTAATGATAGAGATTTATTACAATTAGTATCTGATAAAGTAAGTGTAAAATTATTTAACAGAGATAAATTAATAGTTAAAGGTGAAAAAATTAAATATGAGGGCTTTTTAATACCAATAGAAAACATTAAGCTTTTAAAGATTATATGTGGTGATTCGTCTGATGGTATTAAAGGAATCAAAGGTGTTGGGGTTAAAACAGTAATAAATAATTTTCCAGAAGTTCAGAAGGAAGTTATTACATTAGAAAACTTTTTAAAAACACTAAAAGAAAATTATAATAAAACCACACCTAATTTTAGGGTGAAAAATTTGGTAAAAGGAATTACCATAGAAGGAGAGTTAGGTGACTCTTTCTTTGAAAGAAATAAAAATTTAATAGATTTAAGTGAAACTTTATTGGATGAAAATTCACAAAATGAAATTTTGGACATAATAAAAGAAACTATAGACCCTGAAGATAGGTCTTACAAAAATTTATTAAGAATGATGATGGAAGATGGATTATTTAAATTGCTAGGAAAATCTGATGATGCATTTTTAAAATTCGTTACACCATTTATAGTATTAACACGTATAGAAAAAAATAAATTTAAAAACTCATGAAAAAAGAAAATAAAGACCAACAAAAATTTGAATTTCTACTTAAGATTGATAATAACATTATTTGTCAAAGATACTTCAATGTTAAAAATTTTAATCCAAAAGCCGTAAAATCTATGGATTTTTACTGGTTTGTAAAAGAGATTTATCATATCATAGAAGATACATTAAAAGAAAAAACTACTGATATTATTACAGAATTTTTTACTGATGATGTGTCAAAATTTCCTGAAGAAAAAGAAAATTTTACGATAACCATTAATAAAGGAGATACTAAATTAATGACAAGAATCTTCCCTGCCAATCTCTATCCCCCAAGAGTTAGATATTCGGTAGATGTAAGACCACAAATTTCTTATTTTTTAAATGGTCTATCTGACGTTTTGTCACAGAAAAAAATAACAGATAAGTACCTAGATAAAGTACTTTAACAACATAAATCATGTATTTATTTATAAAGAAAAAAGGATGAATGAAACTACAAATTTTGGGTACTTAGGGTATAATTTTCAGTTAAAATTAATGAATTTAATCATAACTGATAAATCTTTTTCTCAATCAATAATCGATGTCATACAAGCAAAGTATTTTGACAATCAATACTTTAAATTAATTATGCAATTAATAAAAGAGTATTACGAAAAATATCAAAGCACACCAACTTTTGAAGGTTTAGAACAACTTACAACTTTAGAAATAAGTTCAGAAATGGCAAGAAAATATATTTTTGATATATTAAGAGAAGTTAAAGATGCATCTTTTAAAGACCACCTTTTTATAAAAGAAAAATCTATTAAATTTTGTAAACAACAAGAATTAAAAAAAGCTATTCGTAAAGTTGAGAACATTATGGAAAAAGGGGAATTTGAAAGTTATGATAAATGTGAAGAATATATTAGAGAGGCCATTCAAATAGGTGATGGTGACACTGGTAATTTTGAAGTTTTTCACAATTTAGAAGAAGTATTAAAAGATGATTTTAGACACCCAGTTCCCACAGGACTTGATGGAATCGACAATTTATTAAATGGTGGGCTAGCAAAAGGAGAGATTGGTGTGATACTAGCACCTACAGGTGTAGGTAAGACCACAATGTTAACTAGGTTTGCAAATACAGCTTTTAATATGGGTTATAATGTCTTACAGATATTTTTTGAAGATAACCCTAAAATTATACAAAGAAAACATTTCACATGTTGGACGGGAATATCTCCTGATAAACTTTCTAGTAATAAAGAAGAAGTATTAAATAAAGCTGATGAAATGAAGAAAAATGGTGGTAAAATGATTTTAAAAAAATTACCATCAGATGAAAATACAATGACTCAAATTAAAAATCAAATTAGAAAAATTACATCAGAAGGTAATAATATTGATGTTGTTGTATTAGATTATATAGATTGTGTTATACCAGATAGGAGTTTTAATGACGAATGGAAAGGTGAAGGTTCAGTAATGAGAAAATTTGAAGCTATGTGTCATGAATTAAATTTGGTTGGTTGGACTGCGACACAAGGAAATAGGTCCTCTATTTCATCTGAAGTAGTAACCACAGACCAAATGGGAGGTTCGATAAAAAAAGCTCAAGTAGGACATGTCATAATTTCAGTAGCAAAAACATTACAACAAAAAGAATTAGGTTTAGCAACAATCGCTATAACAAAATCTAGATTAGGAAAAGATGGGGTGATATTTGAAAATTGTAAATTCGACAATTCAACCCTAGAAATAGACACACAACAATCTCAAACGTTCTTAGGGTTTGAGGAGGATAAAACGGAAAGGAATCGCCAAAGAGTTCTAAATGCTCTTGAAAGGAGACAAAAAATATTAAAACAATAAATTAAAAATTATAAAAGCAAAAAATATGGAGATTTCAAACAAAATACTTTCTGATATTACTGTGTATATGAAATATGCAAAGTATATCCCGGAATTAAACAGAAGAGAGACTTGGGAAGAATTAGTCACACGAAATAAAAATATGCACATTAAAAAATATCCTCATTTAAAAGATGATATAAATGAAAAATACAAACTTGTATATGATAAAAAAGTTTTACCATCAATGAGGTCTATGCAATTTGGAGGTAAACCAATCGAGATAAGTCCTAATAGAATTTATAATTGTGCGTATATGCCAATTGACCACATAGATTCTTTTGCAGAATGTATGTTTTTATTACTCGGTGGTACCGGTGTTGGTTATTCTGTACAAAGACATCATGTAGAAAAACTTCCAGTAATTCAAAAACCATACCCAAAAAGAAAGCGTAGATTTTTAATTGGAGACTCAATCGAAGGTTGGGCAGATGCTGTTAAAGTTCTTATGAAATCATATATGAATGGTGGTGGTAGTAGGGTAGAATTTGACTATTCGGATATTAGACCAAAAGGTGCTAGATTAATAACTTCTGGAGGTAAGGCACCAGGACCTCAACCACTAAAAGAATGTTTAGTGAAAATAGAAGGTTTATTAAATCAAAAAGAAAATGGAGAACAACTTACAACTATTGAAGTACATGATATCGTCTGTCACATCGCGGATGCTGTACTTGCCGGAGGTATTCGTAGAGCAGCTCTTATTAGTTTGTTTAGTGCTGATGACGATGCTATGATTGGGTGTAAAGCCGGTAATTGGTGGGAACTAAACCCACAAAGAGGTAGAGCTAATAATTCAGCAGTATTAATGAGACATAAAATTACAAAAGAATTTTTTGATGAAATATGGAAACGTGTAGAACTATCAGGCGCAGGTGAACCAGGTATTTACTTTAATAACGACAAAGACTGGGGAACTAATCCTTGTTGTGAAATCGCACTACGTCCGTACCAATTCTGTAATCTTTGTGAAGTAAATGTTTCAAACATTGAGTCCCAAGAAGATTTAAATATGAGAGTTAAAGCAGCGGCATTTATCGGAACACTTCAGGCAGGATATACATCTTTTCACTATTTAAGAGATGTGTGGAGAGAAACAACAGAAAAGGACGCTCTTATAGGTGTTTCGATGACAGGTATAGGAAGTGGTAAAGTACTTAATTATGATATGAAAAAAGCAGCAAGTTTGGTGAAAAGAGAAAATACAAGAGTTTCTAAATTATTAGGAATTAATCAAGCGGCAAGAACAACAACTGTTAAACCAGCCGGAACAACATCATTAACATTAGGGACATCATCAGGTATTCATGCATGGCATAATGATTTCTATATTAGAAGATTACGTGTAGGTAAAAACGAAGCGATTTACCAGTATCTTAAAAATAATCATCCAGAACTAGTTGAAGATGAATATTTTAGACCACATGATACAGCTGTAATTAGTATACCACAAAAAGCACCTGAGGGCTCAATAATGAGAACAGAGTCACCATTTGATTTACTAGAAAGAGTTAAAAAAGTTGCAACAGAATGGGTTAATTCTGGACATAGAAAGGGTTCTAATTCTCATAATGTTTCCGCAACTATTTCATTAAAAGAGGGTGAATGGTTATCTGCGGGAAAATGGATGTGGGAAAATAGAAAATATTATAATGGGTTATCTGTATTACCATATAATGGTGGGACTTATACACAAGCTCCATTTGAAGATATTACCAAAGAAAAATATAACGAAATGATGGAAACATTAAAAGATGTAAATTTATCTAATGTTGTAGAGTTAGACGATAATACAGATTTATCAGGCGAGTTAGCTTGTGCAGGAGGAAGTTGTGAAATTGATATAGATTTAAAAACTATAGAAAAAGAAAAACAGCTTGATGAAGCATAGATTGTCTAAAGAAATTTTGTACCATTTTAATTGTGGTAGTTGTAATAAATGGTGGTCAATAGCTGACTACCATTTGTTGTCTTTAAATAATACTGAAAATTTAAAATATAATAAAAAAATAACATGTCCACACTGTGGACACCAAGAAAAAGCAGTGGAAAATGATAAGAAAAGATGATTGGATAACAGAGTTGTATCGTCAAGAACAAACAAAATTTAAACCAAAAGATTTTTATGTTACTAAGGAAGGTTTAATGGTGATGACTGAAGATTACCATATTCGTAGAGGTAGTTGTTGTGGGAGTGGATGTAGACATTGTCCATATTGGCCACCACACCAAAAAACATCCAAAGAATTAAGAGAAGACTTAAAAGTTAAAAATATTTAATTCACCCCTAAGTAATATTTATAATAAATGAAACCACTAATTAAAAAAATATTAAGAGAACAATGGGATTATCAACCAGATAAATGGGATTTATTGGCTGACGATTTAAAGGAGTGTATAGAAAAAATTATAGTTAAACACAAGTCTCAATGGGGTGATGACCAGTATGCTGTTATCGGTGCTATAGAAAGTATTATGGAACAGATGTTTGCAAAAGTAGAGCGGTAATATTTATTAATGATATGAAGCTAACAAAAGAAAGATATGGTATAGCGTTTCCATTTGGTGACAGTCCTAGTGGTTTTTTCCTACAAACTACTGCTACACCCAGAGAGGAAATAAGAGCTAATTTAATTCATCTTTTACTAACAAAAAAAGGAAGTAGATTTTTTTTACCTGATTTTGGTACTAGATTATATGAATTTGTATTTGAACCTTTAGATAATTTAA